TTCAATATTATCGACTATGAATATCACAAGAGTTCCAAGAACTATGTTCATGAAGAACTTAAATATGGTATCAAAAATTGATTTGAAAGGAACTACCTTACCAATTGCAGACATTATCTGTCCCACTGGTCCCTTCTCTGATGACTTCTCTTTCTTTTTTCTCTTTGATTTTGTCTTTGCCTTCTTAGCTTCCTCTCTTTTCTTCTTATCAAACTGAGCCTGAGATGCTATGGTGCCCTTGATATTTCCAAGAGACTTGGAGACATTTGTAAGTGATTTGTCAATTGATACAATACCAGTCTTTCTTAGTAGTGGTGATGATGCAGAAACTTTAGTTGCTCTAGGAGATTTAGTTGACTGAGCATCATCTTTCTTATCTTCCTTTGGTTTGATTGCATCATCATTTGGTTTGACACCTGACACTTTAGGTGTCTTAGGTGTGACATTTTGTGAGGGATCTTTTTTGTCTGCCTTCTTATCCCCACCCATAAGGCCACCTAGAAGACTCTTCCCTGCAAATGCTAGTGCTGTGATTGCCATTATGATAGTGCGTTATAAACGGAAAGAACAGGAGCAAGTGTGGGATTATTTAAATCAAATGGACTAAAACTTGGTGGAAGGTTTTGAACAGGACTTGCCATTCCAGCTGCTTGATTCTCTGGTTGTCCACCCCCACCTATAGGTAGGACAATAGTTTCGCTCTGCATTTTTGGAGAAGGTATATCATAAATCATACCCTTCTTACCACTAAACATCACAGGATCAGACTTCAATTGTTGGATAGCAAGATTCAATGGAACCTTTGGTGTCTCTGACATATTACTGGTATCTACACCAAGATCAGTCATCTCACCAGTTGCACTGGTAATATCAAAGGTAGGTGCCTGCATACTTGAATCACTCATAAAGTTGGAGTCAAGACCAAGTGCCTCTGTCCCACTACCCCCTGCGAATAGTGGGGTGAGACCACTACTTTGTGTAACACCACCTATCCCTGGCAGATTAGTAGTAACACCAGGAACATTAACTGGCGATACATCTCCACCTCTATTTTGAACCTGGCGTTTAATATGAGATTCAAGTTGCATCTCACTCACTTGATCTGCAATTCTTTTCAAAGCAAAGGTAATATTATTTTCAAGTCTTGCTATATTTTCTTGAGTAGAAGATATCTTTTCTTGTTGTTGTTTTATTTTTTTATCCCTTGCAGGTCCTGCGGGTGACAATTCAAGCTGAGATAAATTATTTTCATATCTTACTAAATTTGCCTTCTCTGATTTAAGTTCATCTTCCATACCTTTCTTGGCATCAAAACTACCAAGCAAACTCATATATTGTTTTGCAGTCTCATTGTATTCAGGTGTTCCTACTTCACTCTTATTTTGAACTTTCCAAGTGTCATAGATGTTTTGAACATCTTTTCTTTCAAACTGCATCCCTTCTTTGGTGAATCCTTTTCTATGAGTTCCTAGGAAGAAATCTTTGATGGCTGGAATACCTTCCTTAACAAACTTATCAACAGCAAATGCTGCCAATGTAGCAGCTATAGCAATCAATGCACCCTTCAAACCTAGTGGTCCAAGAGCAATAACCAATCCCTTTAGTGCACCTATTACACCTCCAATTATACCAAGAACTTTTGCTCCTATACCTATACCAATGAAGGCTGCAATACCACCAAGGATGAGGGGCATTGAATCAATAATAAAGTTAGCAAAGTTTTCAATTCTCTGTTGATTTTCTGGGTCTCTTAACCAATCAAGAATACCTATGATTGCTGTACCAAGAGCGATATTCTTTAAGAAGTTCATTAACTTATCAAAGAAAGATACAAATGGTTTCTTGATAGTGTCAACAACTTTAGTGGCTACCTTCTTAACAACCGACTCTGATTCCTTTTCTTTCTTTTCCCTCTCATCCTTTCTAGCCTCATTGGCTAACTTCTTAGCATACTTCTCTTGATTTTTAAGTTGTTTACCAAGTATGACATTGATGGCAGTGAGTTCTTTTGCAATGACATTGAGGTTGACAGCTAGTTGGTCAACTCCCTTTGATGTTATACCTTTTGTCTTGCCTCTCTTCGTCTCATCAGTTTTAGGTGATACCTCATCAGCATCATCCTTCCCTTCCTTGGGTGGGACTAATTTATCTGCAGATATGGCAGCAGACTTTTTCTTAGGTTTTTCACCTAGTAATTTTTCAGCAGATATTTTCTTCTTCTTTGGTTCAGACTGGACCTGATTAATAAGGTCAGCAATCTCATCTCTACCTACTTCTTTCTTCTCTTTAGGTTGTAATGGACCTTGAGAACCATCCTTACCAGACATATTCCATGTCTGTCCCAGTGGGTCAGCAACCTCTCTCAGTAGGTCAGCATACTCCACTCTATCAAATGTTTTTGTAGCCTTCTGCATCTCATAAAGACTTATGAGATCCTTCATCTGCTTATCATCCTTTACATTGGCAAGGATGATATCAGCACTACCCTTCTCAGCAGTAGCTCTTACAATCTTCTTAAACTGATGGTAAGTTCTGGGTTCAGCCATTCTGTTGAGCCTTCTTCTCTTCCTCTTCTATGTGTTGTTGGAGAAGAGTAACATAGATGTCCCTTTCCCAGGGCATCATGTTTTCTATCTCAGTCAAGCTATATTTATGGTACTGCATCAGGGCAAAGTTTAACTTATAAAAGCCCTCCAGATCCATATGGATCAGGGCTATGCGAAAAAACTATTCAACCCTTCCAATACAACTTCACTCTCAACTTTTGTTTGAGGATTCTTGACCTTCAATCTATGAGAAAGTTTGGGCATTGTCTCAAAGAATTTCTCAATCTCTTTGAACTGAACAGAGTTCATCTGTTCTAAGAAATCAACTACCTCTTTCTTACTTACATCATCAGTTGACCACACCTCATCAACACTATAAATCTTATCAATACAAGAAGCGATCAATTCAAAGGACTGATCAATACCAATCTCTGTTGAATTAAAATCAAAGTTGTTTTTGATAAACTCATCAAGTGATGGGTACTTCATCTGCATACTCAACTCATCATCCAATTTAATCTTATTGGTATGACCTTCAGGGATGACTACTTTAATATCATCAATGTCAATCTTAACAGGGATGTCTGTGACCCCATCATCAGGTGCTACAATATTAACCTCAACCACTTCTCCTACAGACTTTGCTCTGATATTCAGGAATAAGAATTCAATATCAAAAGTAGGAAGATTCTCTACCTTAATTCCTCTTGTTTGAATACAACTTTTAAGAACAGTTTTAATGGCTGTGGTAATCTGTTTAGTATCCTCACTCTCAAGTGCTAACACCAAGAGTTTTTCTTCCTTAACAAGGAAAGGTCTATACTTAATCTTCTTCTTTAATGATGGCAATTCCAACTCATATGTTGGTGTAGCAATTGTTGGTAATGGCATAATATATTATGATATATGTGGATATTTAGAAGATGTTTGTGATCTCCTTTTTTCTAACGTATCTTATGAATGACATTGATACAGTATATTGTAACACATTACTCTCAGAATAACTTACCTGAATAGGTTGAGATGAAAGTGGGAATGCTCCCACCAGTGTATACTCCAACTTATATTGGAATCCATCTCTCAAGAGATCCCTAGTATTATTGCCCACACCCTTCTCGAATTTGGTGATGTAGACATTTGATTTGTACTTGTTGGGATAATTATTTCTCAGAGTTGCATAAGGACTCAAGTAATCATCAGCATCCTCTGTCTGACCACCAGCAAAATCCATCCAGGCATCAAACATCTCAATGACATCATATCTTTGATTGACATTGAATGTGAAACTGACAGTATCATCATATTGTTTTTTATATCCCATCTTCTCAGTCACACCCCTGTAGTCATTCTTGACATCATGGGTCATCAATCTTTGGCCAGGCAAAGAAGCTGAAGTGCACATCAACTCAACATCTCTACCAGCAAGACTATAATTAAATCCTTGTTCTTGAAGAAATGATACAACATCAGATGGTGGTTGTAATTTCACCATGTATACTGATGTTTGTGCCACGTTCATGAAACGTGACTTGAGATCAGATGTTCTTACTCTAGTTGGCCTAGGTCCTGGCATCTAAATATTGTGGGACTACTATTACTATGTATATGGAAAACTGGTGGGAAACAACTTCTCTATGTGAAACTTTTGGTATTGATGGGGCTTGTAGTCTATTAGTTGATGACACTCCCTGCAACACTCACAACTTTACTGGTGGAATGACAGGTGTGAGCCATAGTGATGAGACCAAAGAGAAGATTAGAAAGTCATCTCTTGGTAGAGATATGAGTGAGGCCATATCATCAGCTGTTGAAACTAATAAAAAAGGTGGGTCTCTTGAAAAAGATGGTGTTGTGTATCACTTTGACAATACCAGAGAATTTTGCAGACAGCACAACTTACCCCAGCCAGGAGTTCTATACAGAGTATTAACTGGTAAAGCCAAATCATATAAGGGGTTCCGTCTTGCCAACATATAATCAAGGTAGGTTTCATCCACGAAACCCAGAGAAGTATCAAGGCAATGCCAACAATATTATCTACAGGAGTAGTTGGGAACTTCACTTCTTGCAGTGGTGTGATAGGACTGATGCAGTAATACAATATGCGTCAGAGGAGTTCAGTATACCCTATGTTTCTCCCAAAGATAATAGAATTCATAGGTATTATCCTGATGGTCTCGTTACTATGAAGAGACCTGATGGGTCTATTCAGAGATACATAATAGAGATAAAGCCACTCAGCCAGTGCAACCCCCCAAAGAAGAGAGAGAAGGTTACTAAATCATACATCTATGAGTGCACTCAATATGCAGTGAACCAAGCCAAGTGGAAGGCAGCAAAGGATTTTGCATTAGACAATGGTGTTGAGTTCAAAATACTTACAGAAAACGAACTGGGCATTAAACAATATGGAAGAGGAACTAAGTCTAGAACAAGAGGATTATCTAACAGATCCAAGAAACCGAATGGACGTTCTCGCCGATGACATTATCGGTCTAGTTGATCCTGATGATATGATGTTGGCAATCATCGAGGCGCTAGGAGTTGAGGAGATATTACCTGACGTTGGTAGATACTATACCTTTATCTACAAACCACAGACACCTAATATAATGTATGACGAATACCCACTCGTTGCTGTGACAAACATAGAGAAGTGGGGCTTCAGAGGTGTCAACTATCACTGGGGTGAGTTTAGAAATTATACATGGGGTGAGGTAGTAGGTAAACTACATCTAATCTATCCAAATGAACTAGATGTAATGAGANCTATTCC